GACTCCGCGGACCTGGGTTCGGCGGACGGGGCCGATGCTGTACCTCTCCCCGTTCTGCTTCACGATGAAATCTCGTTGAGAGACTCCTGGGGAGTGGCCGATCCACACCTCGTAGGTGTGCTCCAACCGCCTCCCGTTCGGGGTCTGGGTCACGCGTCTCTCGGAATCATCGGGGCCCACGATGATGTCGTAGGGACCCTCGTATCCGCCAACCCACCCAGTCCCGAAGCAGGAGAGGCACATGTTCATTGGCTGCTTGCTGTACTCCCGGAGGCGGTCGTCCCAGACGCACCGGCACTTGATCCCGTTCACTCGCCGGATGAACAACTTCACGCGCTCTCCGCCCTGCTCCAGGATGAACCGATTCCGTCGGACTCCCTCCTGCCAGTAGGCGTCGATGCGCTCCGACTCCATGGGAGAGATCGGAGGCGAGTAGCCCAAGGGCGACTCGATCATTCCGGTGGGGGAGGTCCCGAAGGGGTCTTCCGCCACCGTGGTCAGACGGTAGTAGACCTTCCACCGGTCATCGAGGGTGTTCATCAGCTTGTTGGTCCGCTGGTAGCGGTAGCGGACCACGACCACCGAAGTCTCGATGGGGATGGGTGGGTCCGTGAACGTCTCAGTTGAGGGATCCCAGACACGTTCCGTGGACATGTCGATCTCACCCCGAGGACCGAACACTTGGACCACAGGCCAGGGGATGCCATCGCAGGTGACTTCGACGTCGAACGGAGAGTCCGCAGGGATGGCGTTGCCTACCCTCTTCACGACGCGGTCGTACCGGGTCTTCAGACGCCAGCCCTTGTTGTTGGGGGAGTCCCCCTTGAAGATCCATCCTCCGTCCCAGGCCACGATCTCCGCAGGGACCTCGGCGATGTCTGTCCGGTCCCTGTAGAAGAGAGTCTGGACGGGCACCTGGTTCACTCGGAAGTAGGGGCCTCGCTCTCCGGTGTCCGAACGGTAGACGTTGACACCCAGGACGTTCCACCCAGCGTTGGTGCGTCCTGGAGGGCAAGGGATCCCAACGCCACCCGTGGTGTAGGGGCTGGAGAGGATGAAGGCCCCCGTTGTGGTGCCCACAGGGATTCCGTTCCCCGAGGATCCCTCCAACCGGGCGTAGACGCGCACACACTCACCGAAGCGCTGCGCCCGTACGAAGTAGGCCATCCCGTTCTCGGGGTCGTTGATCGCCGCCACCAACGAGTTGAGAGCATCGGTGACGGAGAAGTCCCGATTCCCAGGTGTCCGGGTCGCGGCGGCGAACAAGGTGATGCCGCCGATGGTGATCGTCGTCACTTCGGACCCGCCGCTCAGGGTCGGAGCTGAGGGGATGATCCGTGGCGAAGTCGTGGCCAGGGTGATGTCGTTCCCGGTCTCTCCGGAGGCCACGGAGGAGACCGTGATCAAGGTGCCCACCGCCGAAGCAGTGACGATGCCCCAGGCCCCAGGACTTCCCGTCAGGATCGCTGCGGTCAGGTTGGCGGCCACCACCGCCGGATCTGCGGAGGACCCGTCGAACTCATCGGCGATGCCCGAGGGCCCCGCGGTCGCTGTGAGAACCACACCGTCGATCTCGACCGTGGCTCCTGCGGTGAGAGGAGCGCTGATCACCTGGAGGGTCCCCGTCGCCGATCCGAAGACGGTAGGGTTGGCCACACAGATGATCTCCATCACCGCCGTAGTCACAACAGGGGCGAGGGTCGCAGGGCCGGGGCCCGTGTCGAGGACTGCGGGATCATCCCATCGAATGTCAGCGTCCGATAGGTGGAACGCCGACATGGCCGTCGCATTGGACGGTGGCCATGGGAACTGGCCTGGAGTGGGCCCGCAGTCTTCCATCAGTTCAGCCTGCCTGTGCCGAGGTTGGGATCAGCGCCTTCCCTTCGGGGGTCAGCTGCCAGGGGGTGCCTTCGGCGATGCCGAGCTTCTCGGCTTCCTGGCGGAGGAGGGTCTGGGACTGGTTCTCCAGGCGTCGAATCTCGTTGAGCATGTTGGCCTTGGACATCTCCAGACGGCCCACCTCCTGGAGGAGGGTGGCAGTGCGGGTCCTCATCGCCTGGACTCCGGACACGATTTCCGGGGCGACGACTCCAACTTCGACCATTTCAGATGGGGTGCTCATGGGGCGGCTCTCCTTTGGGATTTCCCCAACCCTACCCCCGCAGTGGGGCCGAGCCTACTAGACGCGCGGGTATAGGGAGGCAACCGTCCCCGGAGGTCCCATGTCCGACCGCAGCAAAGGCGAGATCGCCTTCATCGACCAGATGACCCGCAAGCTCTTGGTGCAGTGGGCGGACAACCAAGTCCGCGGGGGGGACATCGGAAAGGACCTTCCCGGGGTCTATGTCGACTATGCGATCTCGAAGAAGTGGCTCCTGAAGGACGCAACCCAACTCTCTGCTTCTGGTTGGTCCACCGCTACCCGCTTCCTGAAGCGGTAGCCTCAGGTCTTCGAGGGCGGGCTCTGGGCAACGAGCTGGGCGACTCGGACGTAGCGGTCGACGTAGGCGATGCCCATCACGGTCCCGGTGACGACGAAGCCGTCCACGACGGTGAGAGTCATCATCCACCACCACATGAAGGCCGACCCGGCATCTACGTTGTCCTTCAGGACCAGCAGGCCCACGAGCATCAAGATCTTGGAGGTCAAGACCGCTGTGTACGCGATGATGAACTTCTTCGAGGAAAGTGGGGGGCTGTCTTTGACCGTTGGTCCTGCCTCCGCAGCGGGCTTCTGCGCACCAGGCGTAGGTACAGGCGTAGGGTCGTCAGCGTCCAGGATTTTGCCGGCCATGGGGACCTCCCCCGGAGGAGGCCCATAGAACCCTTACCGGTCCTCGTCGTAGGTGAAGAGGAGGTCGCCCGCCACCAGGTAGGCCGCGCCGCTCGGGTCCGTGTTCTTGGCGCCCGAGTCCACACCGACGATGTAGGTGCTTGCGTAGCTGAACGACGTTGGAGCCTGGCCCACTGCCAGAGAGACGAGGATGTGATTGGAAGTCAGCTCTTTCCTACGAGCTTCGATCGCAGAGGCGGTGACGAAGCCCTGGGAGATCAAGGTCGTGTCGTCGGAGATGCCTTCGAGGGAGCGCCCCCCAGATCCGATGATGTAGGCACGACCAGGGACGACACCCAGAGACTCCAAGGAGGCGGAGGCATCCAGGAGGTTCAGGGTGATGTCATCCTGGAAGACGCCCTTGAAGGCTCCGTCTGGCCCTCCTCCATCCGTCGTAGCGGCGGAGAGAGTGTTGTTCAGCAGGTAGACCGAGGCAGCGTTGGTCGAGTAGACCTGCACGAAGGTGCTCTCGGCCGCGGTGTCCGTTGAGACAGCCTCCCGGACCACTTGAGCGCCCTCGGCCCGGACCATCTTGGAGAGGGGTACGACCACGTAGGATACGCCGCTGGTCTGCTCGATCACGTCGATCACATCCGACTGGCGGACAGGGCCCCCCAGTCGGAGGTTGGCGAAGAAGTTCGCCATGTTCGTTCGGAGGGCGGTGTCCACGGTGGACTTATCCCTGCCCCGAGCCAGAACGACGGTAGCCGCAACGTCGATAGGGACCGGGATGGCCTCCTTCCCGACCACATCCGCCGTGGCATGCTTCTTCTCGTCCACCGCATCCTGGGTGAGCGAGACGATGAGATTGGTCGTGTAGGTGACGGTGAAGTTCTCATCGTGTTCGTAGCTGACCAGGACCGTCGCCCCTGAAGGGATGTTCCCCGTATCGGTCCGTGTGAGGGACAGCGCTTGGGTCTGGGTCCCGAGGTTCACCGTGTAGTCGGGGTCGCCACCCGGGTCGTTGGGTCCCTTGTAGGTGACGGTCCCTGCTTCGTTGGTCACCACCAAGGTGAGGAAGTTGGCACCAAGGCTGTCGAGGAACTCGGGGTACTGGCCGATGAGGACGTGGGTCTCGTCCACGACCGGGAGGGTTGCCCCAGAGGGGACCTGGTTTCCATCTTCATCGAGGTAGCCGAAGACCTGGAGGTAGTCCCGAGCCAGAACCGACCGTCCAGTGGCCAGCGGTGCGTCCGGGTGGACGAGCAGGTACGAGTCGGAGGGGAGCGTCCCAGACACCGTCCCCGCGACCGAGGTGATAGACGCCACCGGTTGACGCGGCAGGACGAAGAGGTTGCCCACCCGACGCCTGTAGGAGCCCAGGACAACATCCGTCATATCCACAGAAGGCTGTGGTGGGATGACGGAGGTGTCCAGCTGGATGGTGTCGAACGAGGTGATGGTCACGCCGGACAGATCGAACACGTCGCCTGTCGACGCGTTCCGGAACTCGTAGCCGATCGTCGGGTTGTCCAGCATCTCCACGATGGGGTTCGCCTCGGAGAGCGACGAGTCGCGGGCACGGAACCGGTACTCGGACACGTCCCCAATGATCTCGAATTGGATGTCCTGGGCGATCTCAAAGGAGAAGGCGAAGGTGTCCGTGACCGTCGCGATGTTGGAGCCCTGGACCCAGATGTCCACCTTGCCGCCCTTGTGGACGCCGGCAGAATCGAGGTCCCGCTGCATCAGAGGGTCCCCCGCAGTGATGACGTTGGCCTTGACCACCCCTGCCACGTCCGCAGCCGTCTGGAGGTAGCCACGAGCAGTGCCCGAGTCCACCGAGGCCAAGGCGTTGTTGGTCCTGACCGTGAGGTCGAGGTTTGACTCCTGATCCTTCCCGCCCGCCATCGGTGCGGTGTTGACCACCGACAGGGACCCGGGAAGAGACGAGGTCACCGTCGACACCTGCCCCGTGCCCACGTTCCCCGCGGAGCCGGTAGTGGCCGCCTTCACTGGTACGGTGACCAAGTACCGTCCCGACACGGGGTCGAAGAAGCTGGCCAGCCTCTCAAAAGCGATCGAGGCTGCACGCGTCGTCTGGAACTGAACTCCCCCACCGCCCACCAAGGTCCCGAGGGGGATGGGGAGGGTGGCTGTTGGGCGCCGCGAGGTGAAGAAAGTGACCTCCCCCTGTGCGGCGACGCCTGTGCGGCGACGCCGACCGAAGTTGCTGGCAGATGCCTCAAAGGCGGAGTTGATAACGTTCTGGACCGCCGCCGCGCTCTCCAGGTAGAAGGCTGCCTGGAGGCCCTGCTTGTAGGGGCTTTGGGAGACTGGTGTGGAGACGCCGGTGCCGTTCGGATCGTCGATCTGAAGCAACAGTGCGGGGGTCCGAGCACGGTGAAAGAAGTCGAGGATGAAGCGGATGCGCTCGGACTCGTTGGAGAACGGGTCGATGACCGTATCTCGGAGGATCGACCCTGTTTCGACCTTGATCTGCGGATTGGAGCGGAAGATCGAGGTGATGAACTGCTCGACAACATCGCCGCGGGAGACGGAAGGGAACGACCCCAGAGCTGTGGTCACCGTCGTCGGGTTGCCCTGGACTTCCTCGGAGAAGGAGGACTCGAACTCCAGGTTCTGGGTGACGTCAAAGTAGACCGCGGTGACCACGTAATAGAGCGGCGTCTCGTTGGAGATCGCCGAGAAGCTGCCTACCTGGACCGTTGCGGGACTCGAAGTCGAGTTGGCCGTGCGATTGTGGTCGAACTGGTAGAGGGTCACGTCCCGGACCGAGTTGAGGACCATCTGGTAGCGGAGGGTGCGCGCCGTCTCAGGGACCTCGAAGGTCTCGTTGAAGTCCTGCTGGATCAGGGCGGCGTTCTCGTCCTCCTGCTGCCCCTGGAGCCGTACGAACAGAGGGTCGGCCACAGGGACGCCCTCGGCATCCACAACCACCTCGGCGTTCACGTCGAGGGTGCCGAACTCCTCAGACTCCGTCGTTGTCAGCCCCTCGGACACCGTGTTGATGTTGAGGCGAGTGTACCCGGAAACCCCACCGCCAGCGTTGAGGGACGCGTAGAAGTTCATCCCCTGGAAGCCCGCGTTGGAAGAGGACTCAGCCGAGATCAGAACCGAGCGGCCCTCCTGCGCCAGGGAGATGTTCGTCGGTACTGCGGCAACGACACCCACATCGGCATCGGACACCAGCCGGATGGTCGCTGTGGCGTCCGCCGTCACCGACCCTGAGGGCCGGATCGCACGGACAGCGATGGTGTTCACTCCCGGAAGGAGAAGAAGGCCGTTGGGCTCACTTGTAGGGTTTGGGACGACCCACTGACCATCCCCCCATTGAAGGAGGTCGGGATCGGAGGAGAAGCCCGAGCCGTTGATCGACACCAGCACGTCAACGGCATCTGTAGGAACAGTGCCCGAGGTGAAGCGGCTCTCCACAGAGGTAGAGAAGTTGACTTTGGACCGCAGAACACCGTCTGGGCCGAGGATTTGGGGTTCAGTAGCCATGGATCATCCTACCCATCCAGCAAGAGCCGCCTGGATTGTTCGACCGTCAGGCCGGCAGCCTCCAGCCCCAAGACCTGGTTGTTGGATCCCGCCAGGGCGACGGCCCCGGGGACCGTGAAAACGGTGGTCAGCGCCACCGGCTTGTTGGATCCGCTTCGCACAATGCAGTCCACGAAGTAGACCGTAGGATCGTCCGCCGAGGGGCGCACATCGACGCTTTGGATAGCGAACAGCAGCTCCCGATCCTTCACCCTCTGGTAGATGCGCTGACCGCCCTGGAGGTTCTTGACCTGGGTAAGCGCGTTGATCACGTCTTCCTTCACCAGGGAAGCCGAGGCCCCTACGATCTTCCGTCCGATCCGGGTCATGATCTTGGACCCGTAGGAAGGGTGGAAGGGGTTGGACGCTTGGACGGTGAGGATGGCCTTGAGGCACGCCTGGTACAGGAGGTCCTCGTTCTCGATGGTGATGATCGCGCCCGTGGGGTCGAACCGATAATCGTTCTCCACATAGGTGGCCCCACACCGAGGACACCGCTCGGGCATCGACGCGTAGGTAGCCTTGATCGTGGGGTTCCCTCGAACTTCTTCCTTGAAGATGGGGTACCGAGCCGGGACGATCTTTACCCCCTTCGGGAAGATGATCGGGTTGATGTCCGACCGCGCCAGAAGGTCCCACCCTGGGTAGACCTTCTGGCCTCGGGCACCCACCTGGACAAACCCCAGAGAGGCGGCAGCTCGCCCCGAGACCCGAATGAAGCTCGTGGGTCCTGCATCGTTGGCCTCGACCAAGCTCAAGGCGCCGTTCAACTCGGTGACCGTCACCAGGTCGTTGACAGGTGAGAGGCGCAACACTCTCTGGATTTGAGCTAGGGGAAGTCTGCTCCCCTCGGGGAGCCGGACGGATGCGGACCCCGTCCCCGTGGTGACGGTGAAGATGTTTCCGTCAGGGCCGACGGTTCCTCGGCATCTCTCAATGCGGTAGGGGGAGGCCATCGCCGAGGTCAGCACCGCCTGGGAGTTGAGGCCCCCAGCAGGGACGTAGACCGAGTCGTTGATCAGGATCCGGACACTGGCAGCGCCCGAAATCGGTGCACGAGTCTGCACAGAGCGGCGGTCTGTCCCGAGGGACACCGGCTCTTCCATCACCAGGTGGGGGCAGGACCACCCCCCTCGGATCTCGATGCTCAATCGGCCTCCGTCTCCTGACGGGGTCGATAGCCGCGCTACCGGCGCGCAGAACCGAGGTCAGACTGCTGGCCTAGATCAAGAGTTCTGGGGCTGGCCGAGGGGGATCTCGTAGAAGTCGGGGCTTCCCTGCCATGGCTGGAGACAGCCACAGTCGAGGCAGACGGTGAGGGCCCCGTTCTGCTTGAAGAACGGATGGGGGCACCACTTCTGACAACCCTCCTTCTCACACTGACCTCCGAGCTTGAACTTGTGCTCGTGGGGCTCACGTCGCTCCTTCAGTTCCTTCCCGATCATCGATACCAGCTGGTCTACCTTGTCGCGGTAGGACGGGTTCAGGAGGCAGTTCGCACTCAGCTTCGACCGATGGAGGCGCTGGAGCTTCGCCTCCAACACCTCCGTAGAGTCGGACAGGATCATCGCCGTGACCTCGTCAACGTCAGACATCGTTGACCTCCTTCGGGGATTTGGGCACATGGAACACGCATCGCTCCTTCCCAGGATGGTACTTGGAGCAGTCGTTCGCGATTCCTCCGATGTAGAAGCCGGTCTCCGGGTCCGTACAAAGACCCGGGAATCCTGGGTAAGATCTAGCAGACTTCTCGGGAGTCCTCCGGGAAGCAAGCGGGACCGGCTTGCGGTACTCCCCCTCCTGGTAGCGAGGATCACCGGGCTTCCTCGCCGCACAGCTCGGACACGATTCAGGGGACTCGACAGACACCGATATGGTCTGGACCTTCCTCTGGTAGTCCTCTGCGGGCGGCTCGGGGGCTGTGGGGTCCGGCACCGACTGTAGGTCCCAGTGCCCACAGGCCAAGTGGGACGGGGGAGTGAACTCAGGGTGATGTGCGCCCTCTTCCTCTCGGATGAAACTCCGGCTCTTTAGGTCCGATTCCGCCAGGTCGCCAGCAGCCTCCAGCAACTCCATGCTCGGAGGCTCTCCTTCGGGCTCCTCTTCCAGAGCGGGTTCCGTCGCCACCAGGATGGGGAACGAGAGGCTCGTCTCGTCCAGCTGGAAGAGACCGGCAGAGAACCCCGCGGCGAGCACCTCGCCATACCTCTTCGGAGTGAGGCGTGAGAGCCCCAAGACCTTCCGTGCCTCGGAGGCCCAGGTCTTCACATGCTTCCTGCGCCCGGTGTTCTTCAGGAGCGCTTGGCGGATGGCTGTGGCGGCGTCGAGCGGGGTCCCCGAGGGAGTCTCCTCCACGACAGCAGCTTTCTCGACAGGAGGCTTGGGGGTTGGCGGTGCCGAGGGGCCGGAAGCCCAGCCCTCAATCATGCTGTCAATCGCGTCTTTGGGCATCAATGCCCCCAGCCGTAGGTGTCTGTGGCCGATTCGATCCACTCACCCGACAGGTCCCCACCATCGATGTGGGTGATCCGGATGGGAGTCGAGTCATCGTCGTACCGCCAGCGCAGAGACGCCTTCTTCAAGCTCTCCACGAGCGGACCATCCCCTTCGTGCTCGATGAAGGCGACGGTGAATGAGCAGTAGCCGTTGATGTGCTTCCCTTGGACCGGAGAGGGCTGGAATCCCTGAGCACAGTTCGGACGGTCGGCACCCTCCCACAGGCGGCGGATCTCGTCGATGAGGCGACCCCCCTCAGCCGCAGGGGAGTAGTCGGTCGGCATGACCAAGTGCCCTTCGCCGTCGAGGGTGGGGCTGTAGAAGAACGGGCACCAGACAGTGAGGGTGTGGGCGTTGAGGGCAGGCATCAGACCTCCATAGGCCAGTCGGTCCGATCATGGTCCGGACGGTATTGGGCACCTCGTTCCTGGCGCGCCAGCCACGTGGCGAGGGGGATCCCCAGGGTGCGGTAAGCCACCGACCCACGCCATCGGGAGAGGCCCCAAACGACAAGCCCTTCCTGTGGGTGGTCTCTGACCTTGAAGAACCCAACCGGCCCCAAGTCAGACCCGAAGACCATGAAGTAGCCGGGACCGATTTTGCTGGGGGCCACTGTCTTTCGATCTCGACTCATGCGGTCCTCCGCCAGCGGCTGGAGTAGCTGGAAGGTGCGTAGCTTGGGCGCGGGCGTGCTTCCTGAGCCAACTCCGCCTCCGTCTTCCAGCAGAGGTCAGCACAGACCTGGTTCTTGTTCTTGGACGTGAAGGTGGGCGAGCCGCACCGAGGGCACCGGCAGGGGTTCATGGCGCTTCCGTACACCGAGCGCATCCGGACGTAGGCGCGTTCCACGATGTCGTCGATGTCCCCCACCCTGTTGATGCGGGTCTCCTTCGCGATGCCCTTCTCCTTACCCGTGCGGGCGGAGGTGTAGACGGCGCAGACACGGATCGCGTCCTTCCCCGCTTCCCGGGTTTTCGGCACACTGCCATTCACTACCGTGGTGTAGACGATGACGCGGATCGTCCCGTCGGTTCCGCCCACCACACGGGAGTAGAGCGCCTCGTTGGTGTTCTCCTGCTTCTCCAGGGTGAATCCGCACTCGCGCATCTTGGCGAGCAAGTTGACAGCCAGCTCTTCCCTGGAACCAAGGCTCTCGGGATCGTAGGTGGTCATGGTGAGGTCTCCTCGGGCACCCTGGGGGGGTGCCTCTGGAGTCTTTACGGCCTGGACCAGGGGGGACGAACCCCCCAAGGCCAAAAACCTCAGGAGTCCTCGCTATCGGCGAAGGCGTCGGTGCTGTAGAAGTATCCGCAACTCAACTCGGGTGTTCGCCTCTTCGGGAATACGGTCCTCATCCACGACCCCGTCGAAGAAGCGGCGGAACTTCCAGGGGCTCGTGGAGGTTCTGAGGGGCGTCTCCTCGTAGAGATCCTTGGCCGAGCGCATCCTGCTCCGCTTGGTGATGTACCGGTAGCTGTTCACAGCTTCAACTTCAGGGCGACGTTGACGCCCTTCGCGCGGAGCGCATCCAATGATTCCTTGAGGTTGCCGAGGGCGAGCAGAGCGTTGGACTCCTCGGATTCCCCGGGAAGGGCTTTCGTGGTCTCGACCAGGGCACGCAGGTCGGACACTTCCTCCCGGAGGGTGGATTGCACCTTGGTGTGCGCCTCGACCTGTGCCCGCAGGCCGGACACCTCCTCCCGGAGGGTGGCGTTCTCCTGGGCCAGACTCAGGAGGTCCCTCTTCAGGTCAGCCGCCTGGGTCATCACGTCGAGGAGATGCCCCTCCAAGTCGTTCTGGAGGGCCTTCATCCGCGCCTCCAGGCCCGGGGAGGACTCGTAGTTCGTCTTCTGAGGCTCCGCGGCCATCACAGTGAATGGCACCCCCTGCTCCGAAGAGGTGACCATCACCACAGGATCAGCTGCCGCTTCTACCTCCTGGATGGTGGCGGGGAAATCCTTCATGGGGGCCAGCTCGGCATCCTCCTCGACCACGGGGGGATTCTGGATCACGAGAGGCTCCTCGCCCGTCGGAGAGGGGACCGCCGGCTGGCGCTCCAGGGCCAAGATGCGGCCCGTCGCCCATGCCGCAGCGTTGGCTACGCGGCCGTCCGTACGCTTGCCCGAGAAGGAATGGTAGGCGAGCTGGAGAGAATTGCGGTGGTGGGGCTCCTTCGCAGAGAGACAGAGCAACAACACCACGAAAAACTGGTGGGGGCGCCCGTTGAGGTCGCGGAAGCTGGCCCAGCTCTTCCCCTGGAATTCGGCAGAACCTGCGGGGGGGAAGTAGCGGGTGGGGGACCGCATCCCCGCCAGGTAGAGGCTGCGAATCGTCTCCCGCTGCTCGACAGGGAGCGACAGGAGTACCTTTACTCCCAACTTCGCCTGGGTATGGGCTCGCTCTTGGCTCACGAGCGCGGCCCAGCCGCACTCGGCGGGATTTGGGTAGGGCTGGGGGAACAGGGTCACGGAATCCTCCTTGGTGGGGTCAGGAAGGGCTGCGAAGACTTCCGAGACCACCTTGTCCGCCGTCAGAGAATCGGCACCCATGGCGAGGAGGGTTTCCAGAACCTGCGACTTGTCGTCGGTGGTGCGGTCCCGAAGAAGCACCTCCGCCGCGCGCCGGTACTTCAGGTACCCCGTCTCGTCAGGGGATTTTGTAAGGGCACGACGGATACCGGAGATGCCATTCTCGGTGATTAGGCGCCCACCGGTCTTCCTGCTCCAGTTCAGCGCGACCTTGTGGGCGCCGTGGCTACAGGACTCGATTCGGACCACCACCACGTCGATGCTTGGGGGGATCGTTGTAGGGGAGCCCCCTAGAGCGACGACATCGAATCCGTCCTTCGTGAGGGCGGCAAGGTGGCTCTTGCAGTGGGCCAGCTTGGATACGATGCCGATCTTGGATGCTACTTCGACCATCATGGGTAGGACTCCTGGTTGGAGTCCGGGATTACCCTCTCAGGGGCTCCGCCGAACTCCCTAGTCCCTGTGCTCTGGCCTCAAGCCCACTTTCTTGGACAAGGAGATGAAAAGGTCGTTGTGGGGATCACCGCCGTTTGACCCCACGACGAGGTGGAGGCACTCGTGTAGGACGACCTGTTGGAGGTAATCCCCCTTCCGCCGGACTGCGGCCGGAGAGATCGACATGATTGAGTAGGGGCGTCGGTCGGTGGGTGGCTCCAGTAGGCCGATGGTTCCGGCCTTCAGCCGAACATCCGAGAACGCGGCAGAGAGCCCGCCAGGGGGAAGGTAGTCGGCCTCCCCCGCCAGCTCCATCTTCGCCTGGAAGCAGGTGGCGAGCGCTTGGTCCACCATTGGACGGAGGATCTGCTGGGTGGCCTTGGCTCGGGTCTGGATGCCGCGGGCCGCCTGCTCCCAGGGGAACCCCTGCTCCACCATCCCCTGTGCGATGTAGTAGCTCCAGGTGAACACCCGCGCCCAGTGGTCCGGGATCAAGGCGGGCGTGGGCTCCACGGCCAGGCGCTCCGGGTAGATGCAGGTTCCCAGGGACCAGAAGTTGCCGTGCAGTGCGGCTCGGCAATCGACCACAGCCCGGTCCCCAGGCATCGGGCTCGGGATCAGCAGTTTCCATCCCCAGGGGTGGCACTGAGGGATGGCCTCAGGGGTGACCGAGGCGAGATCGAAGCAGAACGCCTCCAGTCCGTCAGCCCTTGTGTGCCAGTAGTCCCGCTGCTGGGACCAGTGGGTCAGCCCCTCTCTCAACGAGTGAGAGGTTGCTGTAGGAGGCTGGAGGTCCTCCAAGTATTGCCGGTCGACGTAGAAGTCCTTGGAAGAGCCAAAGAAGGACTTCCCCTCGATCTCTACCTCGTAACCCACGACCACGCCGTACCGGAGGAACACGCCTGTGACCTTCCCGTTCTCTCCCTTTCGGGCGAACAGGTCGCCCCCGGCCACTGGCGACACCTCGATTTCCTTCCCTACGATCCCGTGGGTCCGGACGATGTCGGACCCCAGGTCCGCCTCCAGGGGGAGACCTCGGTCGCCAATGGAGAGAGAAGCAGCCGTTTTGGCGGAAGTAGGCACGGGGATCACCTCGTCGTATCTGGAGGGCTTGATAGCCGGGCTACCGCCCTTCCAGGGGCCGAGAGAGGGATCACTTCTTCCTCCCTCTCTTACGGAGGGCCGCCATTCGCGTAGCTGCGATGGTCCGGGGGATGTGGAACCCACCCCCTGGCGCTTTGAGGATCAGTCCGTCGACTTCGACGTAGGGACAGCTCGGGCACTTCCCTGGGTCCATCTTCATCAGGCCACAGGCAGCCTCCCAGACCTGGACCCGGTGGTAGGCAGCGTTGCCCATCTCCACCCGCACCGTCAGAGGGTCCTCGTGCATGATGATCTCGATGGGCGGCCAGGACTCCCATCGAGAGCAAGAGTAGTTCGTCCCATCGATGTCGAGTTCACCCAGCAGATTCTTCTTGCGCCGACCCATCTTTCCCCTCCATGTCTTCGATATCCTTGATCAGCTGCATGATGTCCGAGCGGAGAACATGCACCCTCTTCCGAAGCTCTAGCTGGAGAGTGGGGGCGTTGTGAGCATTCAGCTTCACCAGGGTCTCGTTGCAGTGGTCCAGCTCGGCCTGGAGAGAGTGTAGGCCCACGACCTTCTTCGCCCGGTCCATCGTTCCCGCAGGGACCACGCCGGTGTGCTCCACCTGCCTCGCCCATTCGAGCAGGTCGGCCATGGCCATGCCCATGAGCCCCAGCATCATCCGAAGGCTTCGGACCTCGTCCTCCAGGCTTTTCACAGGCCCTCGTAGGCTGCGATCACCCTGAACTCTTCGTAGGCAACTTTCACGTCTCTCCCGAGGAGGTCATTCCCCTGATCATCTCGGACGCGAAGGATGTCCATCCCCCGGCCGACACAGCGGGACACTACCCGCGCGAGACGGACGGCATTCTCCGGCGTCATCTGGTGCTGGGGGATCGTGAAGACGAAAGCGTTCCCTTCCTTCGTCGGCTTGGGCGAAGGGGCGGGAGGAGCGGGCTTCGGATCAGGTGTCGAAGAAAGCGCCTGAGGGGGCGTGGGGGCTGAAGGCTCGGGAGAGGTAGTGGAAGGCTCAGGGGAGACCTGGGGGGACGCAGGAGCTGCCTCCTGTGCCGCAGGGGCTGCCTCTACAGGTCCCGGGAGAACTTGGAAAGCGGCCGGCTCGGGGATCTCCCCGTCCACGGGCTTCCCGCCGCACCTCAAGTAATTCACATACCGGTCGGGGTACAGGGACACCATGTGGGGCGTCCAGGTACCGCCACCCTTATTCCACGTCATCTCGGTCAGGTTGTTGGGGACCGTCCAGTTCTCTCCGAACTCGATGTCGACCTTCAGGGGGATCGCCCAACCCAGACTCTTGCATGTGTCCTGGCACATGATGCGCTCGATCACCGGGATGGCCACGGCCACGATGGACTCGTGGACCTCGAAGACCAACTCATCGTGGATGGTGATGACCATCAGGACCAGGTCAGGGAGTCCGTTGCCCCGATCGATCCAGCCACGACGCTTGAACTCCCGGTAGAGGAGACCCATCGCCAGCTTCATGATGTCCGCGGACGATCCTTGGACGGGTCCGTTGACCGCGTTCCGCTTCGCCTTCGATCGAAAGCGCTTGTCCGTGCTGATGATGTCTTCGACCGGGTACTTCCGACCGAAGGCGGTCGTCACGTACAGCTGCTTCTCCGCGGTCGTTTCCTGGGACTTCCACCAGCGCAAGAGGCCCGTGTAGGTCTTATCGAACTGGCGCTTGATCCGCCAGCCTTCCTCCTCATCCACCCCAGTGGCGTGCATCACCGCCATCCCAGAGCCGCCGTAGCAGAGGAGGAAGTTGACGATCTTCCCGACCTGCCTCTTCAGCTTGAACATCTTGGCGTCGTCTTTGATCTTCTCGCCGTAGATTCCGAGCGCCGTGAGGGAGTGGAGGTCCCCAATCTTGTCGGACCCGCAGTGCGGGCAGAATGGGGGCGGCAGCGAGTCCCGATCGAACTCATGCTCACATGAGGCACACCGGAAGAACTCCGCCAGCCACTTCGGCTCACCAGAGATGTTGGTGACGATGCGAAGCTCGACGCCGCTGAAGTCGATGGCGAAGAGGATGTATCCCGGCCGAGCCGCGATGACTTCGCGTTGGCGATACACACAGTCTGGGGGCGGATCCTTCGGGTTGAAGTAAGACGCCTTGGTGGACTGGACGTTCCAGTTGACCTGGCCGTGGAAGTGCTTCTTGTCCCTCGGCGCGGGAGTGGAGAATCGGCCCGTGTCCACCTTGGTGCCGTTGAAGTTGGCCCAGACGCAGCCGTCGGGGGACCGCTCTGGGGTTGTGTCCAGGTAGATGTTGATGAGGACGTTCCCGAGAGCCTTGGCGACCTCACGGAACCGCTTGACCGACTTCATCCAGATGTGTTTGTCGCCTGCACGCTCGATGATGCGCTCCAGCACATCCTTTGCGGTCGCCACCTGGCCGGACTTCAACGTCGCCTCCAGGCCCTCCACCCCAAGCTCCCGGAGCATCAGCCCGAACTCGGCTGGAATGGTGATGTCGTAGGCCGCGGGGAAGACGACCGACTCCCTGATCTTGGGGTTCGTGAGCTGGGGCACCGACTTCTTGACCGTGGGTCGAGCATCCGGCATCGCCTGACGCTTTGCCAGCTCCCGAGCCCCCATGTAGTCCGGATCGAGGATGGTGTGGTCGTAGGGCGCCATCGAATGGACCCAGCCAGGCCGTACGTCCCGATCCAGAGCCTCACCCACTGAGGTGTACACGTCCTGGAGACACTCCCACCACTCCTTCTGGCCCAACCGGATCAGGGCGATGAGCTTCGGCCGGTCGATGTAGATCCGGCACTGCTCCATCCACCGCGTCGCCGTCGAGCAGATCTGCTCGATCTGGTAGACCGTCTTCTGCGTCCATCCGTGCTTGTCCTTGACCAGGACCTGGGGTGCCAGGATGTCGTACAGGGCCAGAGTGTTGATCGCGTCAGCGGCGGCATACCAGATGACGGGCTCCCACTTGGGGTCCAGGGTCGAGAAGTTCAGCTGCTTCGCCTTCACCTGCTCGGGCAAGAAGAGCTGCTCCAGCTCGACCATCTCCCGGTCCAACTCCATCTTGGAGAGGTACTTCAGGTTCTTCTGTCGCTCGCGGCTGTTCCGGAGATAGGCGAGGATCAGGGTGTCGTCCCAGAGCTTCTGATCGTCCCACTCGCCGGCTCGACCCGAGGACTCGTACTGAAGGAACTTCTGGTCGAACTTCGCGTTGTGGAAGACGGCGATCGCACCCCCCGCCTGGATGCGGTTGATCATGGCGACCACGAGTCGAGGAGGCACATTCGTTTTGGCGTCGCCTTCCTGCTCTTTGTGCCGAACCGGGATGTAGTAGCCCTTGGATGTCGTGGGGGCGACGCAGAACCCCACGATCTTGTCCACGGTGGAGAGAGGCCCGCCTTCGTGCAGAGGGAAGGCTCGCTGGTCGAGGCCCGTGGTCTCCAGGTCGAGGCCGAACCTGCCCGAAGCGATGCACTCCTCTGCGATCTGATCCAAGAGGTCGACCGTCCCCAGAATCATCTCGACGTCCCTCATCCAGGGCTTCATCTCAACGTTGGGGCGCCCAATTTCAACGAGCTGGTCCAGGAAGTGAATCTCACTCACGTGGGGTAATCCTCTTTCAATGCGTCTTTGGCGGCGGCCAATACCCGGTGGGCCATCGTGTGGGCTTGGGTCGAGTCGCCGCCGTCCTTCAAGAAGACGACTACCCGATCATGGGCCTCCCAGAACCCCGCAAGCCGCTGGGGAGTCAAAGATCGATCCTGACACAGCCCCATCAAAAACTTGGCGACCCGCTCCAAGGCCATCTCTGGAGTCTCTCGCGGGTTGAGAGCCGCGGCCATGGCCGTTGAGAGGACCTTCTCAGGAGGCTCTTCCTCGGGTGACCATGGAAGTGGTGCGAGCCCGTACCGCTTCTCTAGGAGCTTCACCGCATCTCAGAAGGACACGCCCTCCTTCTCCCGCACCAGTGCGATAGCGTCCCTGGACCTGGCACAGGCAAAGCAGAAGAACTGGTTGTTGTCGGGGTAGAGGCGTGCCGAGGGCTTGCCGTCTCGGCCGTCTCCATGCAGGTCGCAGGAAAACTGCTGTTCGTGATCTCCCCCGTCCAGGTAGACCTCGTAGCCATAGTCCGCGAGGACGTTGACGATTGGGATCTCCTCACGGATTCGGTCGGCAGCCTGGCGTCCGCGACCCATCTACAAGCCCAAGTCGAGGTCTGCGCCCGTTTTCTTGGCCTGATCCGGCGTCACATCGTGCACCCAGTAGATACGGCGACAGGGCCAAAGAACGCCTGCATAAAAATCCTTAAACTTGGCGTTGTCCCGAGACTTCAGGCACTGGAACTTGACGAGGTTGGAGTCCTCCAGCTCCTGGTCCACGTAGGATGCGGTGACGATGTCCGACGACCTCTCTGCCTCGTTGGCATAGCTGAGGTGAGTGAGGTTGTACCGACCCCCGTTCTTCTCGGCGGCTTTGAAGCCTTCCCGTGAGATCTGGAAGAGCGCGTTGACGGCGATCCCCAGGCCACGGTTGAAGTTCATGGCCAACTTCTTGGCGTCCCGGATGATTTCGTTCAGCTTCTCGGTCGTGTTGCTGTACCTCTCTCGGGACGACATGAGGCCGACGTGATCGATGGTCAGCATCCGGATGGCAGGGTCCTTGTTGAACAGCAGCTCGGACTTCGAGCGCAGGTCGTTGATGTTGAAATCCGATTTGTCCGGGTTGGAGACCTCGATGTGCAGGTTGCCGTACATGTTGGCCGGATCTTCCAGGTCAGGCACAACCACCGTGAACAAGAACTCCTTCTCTTCTGGGGTGAGTTCCCCATCTCGGATCTTCTCGTAGTGGAGGCACCGCTTGATCCCTCGCTTCTTCCGCTCGGCTTCGAACTTCGGGTGGGCCGTGTGGATCCCCATCAAGATGCGGCGAACCTGGGGGTAGGGCATCTCCAGGGAGTACAGGATGGAGGAGTGCTTGTAGAAAACAGCTTGGTTGTAGTGCCAGTTGATGGCGAAGGTGGACTTCAGGCCGCCGGTAAAAGCGGAGTGAGTCCACAACTCCCCTCTCTTGGACCCCTTCAGTGCGTTGTCCATCTGTTCGATGCCGGTCAACTGCCCCAACCCGGCGAGGGGGTCTGCTTCGACGCGTTCGTACTCGCGGCTAAAGGAGTCCCCGTCTGCGGTGACGTTGCCCGAAAGCCTCATCCCCGAGGAAGGGGCCACGACCTCGGGTGCCTTGTCCACGACATACCGGAGAGCATGAATCGGCCCCCGCAGGTGCAGCTCTTTCCGGCCCTCTTTGATGGTCACGCCGGTGAGGGCGATGTTGCTGGCCTCCCGGAGGATCTCGGTGGTCATCTTGAGGCGCCGCTCCTCGATGCGGACCTCCATCAGCTTGAGAAAGTCTCCTTGCGTCCGAGCCCTCTCAATGGCGAGAGCATCGAGGCGATCCACGACGGGCAGCTGTCCGACGGACTCGAAATGGCCGCGGAGCGTTGAGATGTCCGGGACGTGATGGTACTGGGAGACGAAGTCCTGGATCCACTTCCAGAGAACCTCCTCCTCAGGAACGTTGAACCCCAGGGCAGAGTCAGCGAGGGCTTGGGCATTGCGGAGGAAGAGGGTGGGATCGTCGGAGGGGTCTACGCGGAAGGTGGAGCGGAGGAGAGTTTTCACGGATCAACCCCCTCCCCGAAGCGACTTTCGCGTCCCAGAAATGGGTGTGGGCCTCGCTCCTTTCTTCTTCGCCGCTGACACAGATTCTCCGGGCTTCAAGGTCCTATGCTCCCATCGGGAGAGGATTCGGGCCACATCGTCCGACCAGAACAGGTGCCCTGTGTTGAGGGGGTGGTGTGGCTCATCCCACAGCCAGGTGGGCTTCCCCTCGTGGTAGCGAATGTTGAGAGCTTCCCCCAAGCACTCGGCAGCAGCCGCGTTCCGGGCGACCTTCACCCCCATCCTGATAACCAAAAGGTCCGGGGGCACTACGAGGTCCGGGATGGTGATGTGCTTCGTGGACACCTTGTACGCATCGGCATCCAGGATGTCCTTCCCTTGAAGAGCGATGCTCGCCAGCCATGCGGTTGTCAGGTCGGCATCGGTGATCACCTTGAGGAGCCAAGAAGTAGGCTGACGCACACCGACATGTCGAAGGTGTGACCGGAAATCATCCCCCGCGGTGATCCAGAGGTTGTCCTCCTCCCGGCCCAGGAGAGGGGAATCCTGTATGGGATCGGCCTCGGAGAGACCCACCATGGCCTGCTCAACGTTCCGGAGGATGTCCAAGCGAAGCACGCACGTACACCGAGTAAAACTCGGAGGGTGTGGGGGCCTCGGCTCGGTGGGAACCATGCCAGTCCCATCGCACCTCGGGCAGTCTGAATCCGGTGCCGGCATCAACCCTCCAAGTTCCCCACTACTACCCGATGCCGCGAAGCTGCGGACCCCCTATCCGCGACTACTTGGGTGGCCTGGGCCAGGCTCCTCCTCGATGAAGGACACGCCAACTTGTCCAGGTTCAACCCGGATCAAGCACCGAGGCGCATATCGACCCCGCTCGGCAAACTCCGTCTCTTGGGGGTATCCAAGGGGGTTGCTGACGAGGACCGTGTCCGAGAGGCGAACCGCCATCCGATCATGGGTGTGGCCGAAGCACCAGAGGGTGGGCTTCCACTCCTCGATCTCTGCGGTGAGGTCCCGGCAGAAGAAGTGGTTCAGGGTTGCCGCAGAGCCCTGTCTGTACCGAGGGGAGACGCACAAGTCCGTGGGGATGTGGTGGGTGACGACCACATCCGCGGTCCTGCCCAGAGCCCTCAGGACCGCCTCGCACATGGCGTTCTCCTCGTAGACCCAGGGTTCAAAGTCCTGGATCACCCTAAAGTCGTTCATCGCAAAACGGCTGCTGTAGGTGGGCTCGGAGGGTTTTGGGAACCACAGAGAGCCGCCGACGAACCGAAGACCTGCGATCTCCTTCGCCTGGTTGTGCAACCAATGCAGGTTGGGGTGTTCGACCTGGAGATCCCAGAGGAGACCATGAACCTGCTGGGGACTGCTGCCGTAGTACTCATGGTTCCCCGTCACATAGACGATCTGGGGGAAGGCGGCGCAGAAGGCCCCTAGGACCTTCCGAAGTTGAGGCATAAGGCAGATGTCCCCAGCCAGGACCAGGACGTCCACCCCTGTGGAATCCAGAGACCCGAGCCACCTACCGCGCTCGAAGTCGTTCAGGAACTCCAGGTGGAGGTCGGACAGGATCTGAAGAACGGCCATTGGTTGCTCCGAGTGGGGCCTTGCCCCTGTTGCCTAGGCTTCCACTGAGTAGATGCGGTCCACCTCGTGGATGAACTCCTCGGGGTGGGGGTAACGCATCGGCGCCTCCGTCACGACGGGCAGGAGTCGAGTGTTCCCGTCCTCGTCCTCCTCCACCAACGCATCGTCTTCCCCGTAGTGATCCAGGAACGGATCACCCCCTTCCGAGACGCACCAGCCCCAGAACCCCATTTCTGACTTGAACGAGGACAGGACGACCCCGTCTACTCGAACTAGGAGAAAGGTGTCGTCCTCGAACTCTCTGAACTCCCACCAGGCAGGAAGCACCCACTCAGCTGACACGGACACTGCCCATGATCACCTTCATCTTCTCCAGCGCATCGTCGTAGTCTTTGAGGTCCAAGGTGAACTTGGTCTTCCCCGGCTCGTAAGGCTTCAAGGCATCCGAGTCCACCACGTTGGAGATCCCCTCGGCGTACGCGTGCCCGGTCACGTAGAAGACGGTGTCCGGCCCAAAGGTCCCGTCGTCGTTGCGCGGACCGTCGGGAACCAGCTTCCCCGAGGACCAGTCCCGAGAGTACCACTCGGTGTCCTCCGCCCGCTTCGCCCAACGATCCTTCCGGTCACCCGTCACCACCTTCCAGTAGCCGACACCCTCGGTGACCCCGAGGGGGTGCACCCTGACGCGGAGGATGCGTGGATCGGCTAGCTCATCGTCTGTCCAGCCTCTGTAAGAGTAGCCTCGCAGCTTCTCCATCTCCTCCTGGTACCAGGCGAAGTCCTTGGTGGCATAGAGGGACGAGAGAGGGATGGTCGGGGCGAAGTCCCACAGGCAGCAGAGGTTGACGCCGTAGAAGTTGTCCCTGAGGATGAACCAGCCGTTGTGCACCCTGAAGGCGACCACGGGCAGCTTGATCGACTTGGACGTGTGGTGGCTGATCACCTGCATGGGCTCGCCGATGGCTTCAGCGAGAACCTGAAACTTCTCAAACTGACCCTCGGCAGGCTTCTTCCAGTACATCTGGTCAGAGACTGGGTTGGAGGCGACCCAGGTGTCGAAGTCGGTGGCGGTCATCGGGTCTCCAGGGGTTTGACGTGGTGCTCCCACAACTGGTGAGCCTGGCGGAGAAGCGCATCCCGCTCCGGGGATCCTTCCTCCATCAGCCCGAAACCGTGGTCGAGGGTCAGGGCGATCTCATAGACCGCCTTCGGGTGCTGGGGAACATGTCCCGGAGGCTTGAGAGCGTCACAGTGGGCGCACTGGAACAGGTAGATCTTTTCCGAGGGGAACTCGTGGGCCCCCCGCTCCCGCAAGCATGCCTCTTCCCGATCCTGCTGGGCTTTCTCTCGCAACAGCGCCTGCTGCCGGTTCCTCGTGTAGTCCGACACGGCCTCCTCCCATAGGGCACGAGGTACTGAGAAGGAGACCACTCCAGACTCTGCGGAGAAGTCGGTCGTCTCGACCGCGAGGTAGATGTTGCCCCGAGGGTCGAAGCACTCGGTGTAGATGTGGATCACGCCGTTGGCGCTCATGCCTTCGGTGCAGCGGGTGCTCATCGGAATCTCTCTAGGAGGAGAAGGTTGGGTATTCGCAGTTGTCGAGGGCCCAGCGTGTCCAGAAGACGAGGAAGTCCAGGCGGGCAAGCCCCATGTCACGCCCGTCTTCCGCGTTTACGGCCCCTGCACGCACCTCTCCAGGAAGGTCAAGCCAGATCTGTCGTGCAGTGACGAAGGCCGTGTAGTGGTCCTCGGTGAGCTTGGAGGACCCGCAGCTCCGAATCAGGCCCTCTTGCCCTTGGCTGGGATCCTGGCCCTCGGGCACCCACCAGACGGACTTCCGGCCCCCGCCACAGAACGGGCAGTCGTCCTTGTAGCGGCTGCAAGGGAAGGTGGTGGAGTTCGGGCACCTCGGCGCATAGAACACCGAGAAGAGGCCCGTCTGCTTCGTGAACTCACTCCAGACGAGGTAGCCAGGGTAGAAGAAGTTGGAGTGGTCCCCGCTGGTGTTGAGAGGCGCCCCAAGGGCGACTCCGTCTTGATCGGCCGCTTGGATGCGTGCCATCCGGTCATCCCAGTAAATGACCGGGAGAGCCTCCCCGATTCGGAGGTTGTAGCCCACCTCAGGCTCCCAGCTGCTTCCGCGCGAAGCCGAGGCGCTGGAAGGTGATCCACAAGGTCCGCGTCTGGCATGCCTGGGCGCCCCACTCGAACTCCTGGTTGGTCGTGTAGAAGCCCAGCATGGGGTTCTTGGTGATCTCGTACCGGAGGGACATGATCCCAGTTTGGTGAAGCCAGCACCCGAGCAGGAGAGGAAGCTCCTCGTCGGTCAGCCACTGCCACCACACCCGATCGGGATCCGTCGACTGGGTGCCCGCAGACCGGGCCTCGATCTCTTCCCTGATCTTGTCCCCGAGGCACTTGTCGGCCTCCTCCCCTCCACCAGCCTGAAGGGATGTGACCCCTTCCTCGATGTCGCTGACGAACTTGTCGAACCAACCTCTCCCCTTGTAGGTCTTCTCCACGACCACCCGTCGCCCATCCTGGGTCAGCTCGGCTACACGCTTGGGGTGCACGACGAGGTTGATGCCCTTGTAGACGAAGTGGCTCTCCCCCGAACCCTGGTCTGTGGCTCGGCGGACCCAGTAGTCCAGGCCCGTGGGCTGCGTATCGATGTCGGTGGGCCGGTTTGAAAGCATCAGGTCTCCAAGAAGCGGAGGACCTTCTCGCGGAGGTCCTCCACAGTTCCGTCGTTGATGAGGGTGTGGTCAGGCTTGATCTGATCCACGCTGGTTTCGGAGGCGTGCGTGTCCCCCTGGGTCCCGACCAGAGAGGGCCGGACCACCTTGAGGATCATCCCGCCGGCAGCTCGGATGCACTGGGCTTCGTTTGGGAACCTGACGTCGGTGATGCACCAACGAGTCAGGTCAGGGGGGATGAGGTCATGGGTTCCCCTCCCCAGATACGCCTCCCTGGCAGGTACAAACCCCTGAGCTGCGGCCCAGTGGATCTCTAGGTTCTCCCCTTTGGACACCCTCTCGATGGTCTTCAGGCAGTACCTGATCCAGGTCTCCGGGTGGATGGACCGTCCCATCTCGGTCCCGATCTGCTGGAGAGCATGTCGCGCCGTGAGGCCATCCCAGCGCGGATCCGGAATTTCCTTCTCGTCGCCGTAGCACTGGGCGTAGCTGAACCCGTAGAGGTCCATAGCGATGCGCTTGATCGGGTCGGCGAACGCAATGGGAGTCCCCCGCTGCTCGCCCTGGAGCATCGACCCCACCGTGTCCTTCCCGTGCCGCTTCTGTCCACAAATGCCGATGATCTTCAAGGCTGTCTCCCTTCCCGCTCTTACGGGTTTCAGGAGAGGATCTACCCCCCTTTGGGGTCAGCCCTAGGCGAATCCCCGCTTGATCTGCCGGTAGCCCAGTTCGTTCGTGTAGATCATGCCGTTGACGTGCATGAAGACAGGCTCGGCATCGACAGAGGCCCAGTTCCGCCTCTTGTTCTTCGCCCACTTCTTGCGGATCCGTTTCCGCCGCGTCTTCGGGAAGCGAACCTGCTTCCACTCCTTCTTGCAAAGGAGGTGGGCGGAGACGTGGATCGAGACCCCGTCAAAGATCCCAGCCATGGAACGGAGCTGATCCAGGGTCATCAGGTTTTCCCCTCATCCCGTTGAAATGCCGATTTCAGCGCTTGTTTAAGGACCGATTTCAGCGCCTCGTCATCATGGAACACCTTGCAGTACCCACAGAACCGCTGCTTCACATCTTCGGGGTGCCAGGAGGTGTGCTCACAGGTGAGGCACTTGATGGCCTGCCCCTCGTTCAGGACCACGAACCTAATCACCGGACCTCCGTACAGAAATGCCAGCATAGAACCCTACGATCAAGGCCGCCAAGCTCGAAGAGAGTGCTACCCAAAGAGGGACGGTCATATGCCCATGGTCCGTGCCGTGGAGATCATCCTGTCGATCAGGTCCTTGGCCTCCGACTTGGCGTCGTACACGATCTCGGCGCCCTTGTTGCCCTTGACCCTCTCCCCCAGGACCTTTTCGATGAGCTTCATCTTCTTGAGGACGACCGCTAGAACGTGCTCGTCAATCGTCCCCCGGGCGATCAGGTGGATGGCGTAGACGGTGTCATGCTCGGACCCGATGCGGATCATGCGGCCGAGAATCTGAAGGTAGTCCCCAGCGCTCCAGGGGGTGTCGTAGAAGATGAGGGCCTTCGCCGCCTGCAGGTTGATGGCGTCCCCGCCGGCCATCGTGATGAAGATGACCTGGGTGTCGTTGTTGGGGTCCTGGAAGTCGTCCATGGCGGTCTTCCGCTGGGCCTCCTTCTCGTCCCCAGTGACTCGGGTGCACTTCACCCCTGCCTTCTCCAAGACGGGGATGGCGATGTCCACCATGGTCTTGAACCGCGTGAAGACGATGACCTTCTCTCCGTCGAAGTCGCCGCCTTCGGTCACCATGTCGACCAGGGCGTCCAGCTTCTCCGAGGAGTAGTCGGGGAACTCGATCAGTCCCGGATGGTTCGCGATCTCCTGGCAGTAGATGAGCTTGGTCATCTGGAGCGTCTCGGCGTAGTCCCGGACCTCTCCGTCCCCATGCTCCAAGAGCCCCGTGAGAGCCTCCGCGTACTTTGCCTCCTGCCATCGCGTCAGGCTGACCGTCACGTCCCGGGTGGTCAGGAGCGGAAGGTCCTTTGCTACCGAGTGCTTCGGCCGGCCCAGGTAGTAGAAGTCGATCGTGTCCCTGAACAGCTCGATGTCGGACTGCTTGTATCCGACGATCTTGGGGACCAGGCGCCCCTTGGCCACCGTCTGCATCTGCACGACACAGAACCGGTTCATGAACGCGTTGGCGGTCATCCGGAACAGGTCCGGGACGATGACCCGGAAGATCCCGTACCCCTCCATCAAGCTGTTCTTGATCAGGGTCGCCGTCAGCCCCCAGGCGCGCTCCGCCTGGCTCGACAGATGCTTGCAGACCTTGTGGACCCGTGTGGTCGGCGTCTTGAACACGGTGCACTCGTCGGCGACGAGGATGTAGCCCTTCCAGTGCTGGATCTTGGAGAAGTCATTGCACGCTGAGGTGTAGCCCTGGATCAGGACACAGGGGCCCTTCGCCTTCCCCCAAGCCCGCTGCGCGGCTTCCCTCTTCGCCGGAGGGCCCACAGCCATGAAGACCTGGACTCCCTCCGTGAATCTCTCAAACTCGGACTCCCACTGGGGCACCGAGGATTTC